GGCGTACTTCCGGGGGGTGCGTGACGGGCGGATCGTGGATCCGCGGGCGCTGCCGGTGCTTTACGAGTGGCCCGAGCGGGTGCTGCGGTCGAAGGGGTACGAGGACCCGGCGCTCTGGTTCGTGACCAACCCGAACCTGGGCGCCTCGGTCGATGAAGCGTTCCTGGTGCAAAAGCGCCGGGAGGCTGAGGACGCCGGCGAGGCATCGCTGCGCGGCTTCTACGCCAAGCATCTGAACGTCGAGATCGAGTTCGCGCTGCGCGAAGGCGGCTGGGCGGGCGCCAGGCACTGGCCGCAGGCGGCGGACCGGACGCTGACGCTGGAGGAGCTGCTGCGGCGAAGCGAGGTGGTGACGCTGGGGATCGACGGCGGCGGCCTGGACGATCTGCTGGGCTTCGCCGTGCTGGGCCGCGAGCGTGAGACGCGCCGCTGGCTGCTCTGGGTGCGTGCCTGGGCGCATCGCGGGGTGCTCGAGCTCCGCAAGAGCGAGGCGACCCGGCTGGAGGGCTTCGCCGAGGACGGCGACCTGGTGCTGGTCGATGATCTGTCCGAGGCGAACGCGCAGGTGGCCGAGCTGGCGGAGCAGGTGCAGGAATCGGGTCTGCTGGCGAAGGTGGGCGTCGATCTCTGGGGCACGACGGACAGTGTGGATGCGCTGGCGGGTGCCGGGATCGAAGGCGACGACAAGGTTGTCGGCATCCAGCAGGGCTGGCGGCTGAACGGGACGATCAAGGCGATGGAGACGCGGCTGGCGTCGGGCACGCTGGTGCATGCCGGGCAGCCGCTGATGGGCTGGTGCGTGGGGAACGCGAAGGTGGTCCCGCAGGGCAACGCGGTGGCGATCACGAAGGCGGTCGCCGGCACCGCAAAGATTGACCCGCTGATCGCTGCCTTCTGCGCAGGGGCGCTCATGGCACGGAATCCGCCCGCGAAGGGCAACAGCATCTACGAAACACGCGGCATCCGCATCATCTGACGGAGGGGGCATGCCTTCCTGGCACGATACTGTCCTCAGCCGTCCTGCCGCCGAGCGCCCGCTCCGCGATGTCGGGGCGTCGGTGGATTACTCGCTGATCAATAGCCCGGAGCAGCTCGGGCAGGCGTTGCGCATGGGCTCCGAATCGGCGGCCGGCGCGAGCGTCACGCCCGACAGTGCGATCCGGGTGGCGGCGGTCTATCGCTGCGTGGATCTGCGGGCCTCGGCGCTGGCCTGTCTGCCCGTGCATGTGATCGGCGAGGGGGCGGATGGCCAGGTCGGCCGCAAGGTGCCGGGGCATCCGCTCTCGCGCTTGCTGGGCAGCCGGCCGAACCGCCGCCACACGAGCTACGAGTTCCGGCGCCTGCTGGGCGCGCATGTGCTGCTGCGCGGCAATGGCTACGCGCTGAAGGTGCGCTCCGGCCGCCGCATCCTCGAGCTGCTGCCGCTGCACCCCGATCGCGTGCGGGTGGAGGAGATGCCGGACCTTTCCATCCGGTACCACTACACGCGCAAAGACGGCGCGGTGACGATCTTCGACCAGTCGGACATCTTCCACCTCCGCGACCTCTCGACCGATGGCGTGGTCGGGCATTCCAAGATCGCGCTGATGCGCGAGGCGGTGGGCGTGGCGCTGCAGGCCGAGCGGTTCGGCGCGCGCATGTTCCGCAACGGCATGGGGGTTGGTGGTGCGCTGAAGCACCCCGGGCGGCTGGGCGATGCGTCCTATGACCGGCTGCGGGCGGACATGGAAAGCCGCTACGCGGGCGCCGACAACGCGCACCGCTGGATGATCCTCGAAGAGAACATGTCGATCGAGAAGCTGGGCATGACCAGCGAGGACATGCAGTTCCTCGACAGCCGGAAATTCCAGCGCAGCGAGATCGCCATGTTCTTCGGCGTGCCGCCGCACCTCATCGGCGATGTCGAGAAGACCACCAGCTGGGGCAGCGGCATCGAGCAGCAGAACCTCGGCTTCCTGCAGTACACGCTCGGCGGCGACGTGCAGATGTGGGAGCAGGCCATAGAGCGCGACCTGGTGGCCGAGGCCGAGGCCCCGCGCATCTACGTCAAGCTGAACGTCTCCGGCTTCCTGCGCGCCGCCGCGAAGGACCGCGCCGAGTACTTCAGCCGTGCCCTGGGCGCCGGCGGCTCGCCGGCCTGGATGACGCAGAACGAGGTCCGCGCGCTGGACGATCTGCCGCCGGTCCCGGGCGGCGATGAACTGCCCAAGCCGGCGAATACGGCACAGCCCGCGGCGCCTTCGCCGCCAGAGCCGCCGCCCGAGGAAGGAGCCGCGACCCAATGAGCCTGCGCACTCTCCCTGCCATCCAGGCGTTCCAGAAGCCCGAGGGGCTGACCTGGGATGCGCCTGCCGATGCGCTGGCCCGCTGGTCGGGCGCCGTGGCGGCGGCGGACAGCTCCGACCCGGCGGACATCTCGATCTACGACGTGATCGGCGAGGATCCGTGGTCGGGCGGCGGCTGGACCGCGCGCCGCATGGCCGGGGTGCTGCGCGGCGTCGGCAATCGGGACGTGATGGTGAGCATCAACAGCCCCGGCGGCGACGTGTTCGAGGGCATCGCCATCTACAACCTGCTGCGCGAGCACAAGGCCCGGGTGGACATCCGGGTGATGGGCCTCGCGGCCTCCGCCGCCTCGCTCATCGCCATGGCCGGCGACCAGGTGACCATGGGCCGCGGTGCGATGCTGATGGTGCACAATGCCTGGGGCGTGACCGTGGGCAACCGGCACGACATGGAGGCGGCCGTCGCGGTGCTCGAGCCGATCGATGACGCGATGGCGGAGATCTACGCGGCGCGCACCAGCCGGCCGAAGAAGGACATGGCGAAGCTGATGGACGCCGAGACCTGGATGAGTTCCGGGCAGGCGGTCGAAGGCAAGTTCGCCGATGCGGTGATGGATGACGCGCCGGCGCCGGAAGCGCCCGGGGCACGCGCGGAGATCGCGGCCCGTCACCAGCTCGATGTGATTCTCGCGAAGCAGGGCATGCCGCGCAGTGAGCGCCGCAAGCTGCTTCGCGATCTGACCTCCAGCGGCACGCCTGGCGCTGCCGCTGACCCGGCCACGCGCGACGCTGGCCTTTGTGGTGCTGCGGCAGAGCTGCGGCGCCTTCTTGCCAACCTTCGCGGCTAGGAGCCCCGACCCATGACCCATTCGACCAACCGCGCCCGCCTGCTGGGCGGCGCGCCCCGCGGCCTGATGTCCATTCGTGCGGATGCCGGCGCGCCGTCCACGACGGAGATCGCCGGCTTGATCCGTGAGGTGAACACCACCTTCGCGGCCATGAAGGCCTCGCACGAACAGCAGATCGCCGAGCTCAAGAAGGGGCTGGCGGATGCCGTCACCTCCGAGAAGGTGGCGAAGATCGATGCGGCGCTGCTGGACCAGCAGAAGGCGCTCGACGAAGCCAACCGCCGCCTTGCCGCCGTGCAGATCGGCGGCGCCGGTGAGGCCGGTGACACGCCCGAGGCGCGCCAGCACCGCGACGCCTTCGCCTCCTTCGCCCGCCGCGGCGTGGTGCAGGCCGCTGCCACGACCTACAGCGACCCGAATGGCGGCTTCCTGGCCCCGCCGACGCTCGATCTCGCGGTGACGCGGATCCAGTCGCAGATGACCGCGATGCGCCGTCTGGCGCAGGTGCAGGCCATCAGCGCCAGCGCCTATGTCAAGTTCAAGTCGCTGGGCGGCGCCACCTCCGGCTGGGTTGGTGAAACCCAAACCGGCACGGCGCGCGGCGAGACCGCCACGCCGCAGCTGGCCCGCATGGAGTTCACCCCCGGCGAGGTCTACGCCGAGCCCTACGCGACCCAGCAGGCCCTGGACGACATGGCGGTGGATGTTGAGGCCTGGCTGGCCGGCGAAGTCGCCATTGAGTTCGCCGAAGAGGAAGGCTCGAGCTTCCTGACTGGCAACGGCGTCAACAAGCCGCGTGGCCTGCTGGACTACCCGAAAGTCGTGAACAGCGCCTACGCCTGGGGCAGCGTCGGCTACATCAAGAGCGGCGACGCTTCCGCTTTCATCGCCGCCAGTTCCTCCGCCGGCCCGGCCGATTGTTTCGTCGATGCCATCTACACGCTGAAGGCCGGTTATCGCGCCTCCGCGCGCTGGCTGATGAATGACCTGACGGCGGCGCGCGTGCGCAAGTTCCGCGATGGTGACGGCAACTATCTGTGGCAGCAGTCGACCCTCGCCGGCCAGCCCTCGACCTTCATGGGCTATCCGGTCGAGACGGATGACTACATGCCGGACGTGGCCGCCAACGCCTTCCCCGTCGCCTTCGGCGACTTCCGGCAGGCGTACCTGATCGTGGATCGCACCGGTGTGCGGGTGCTGCGCAATCCCTTCAAGTCGAACGGCCAGGTGGCCTTCTACACCACCAAGCGCGTCGGCGGCGGCATCCAGAACTTCGAAGCGGTCAAGCTGATCCGCAACGAAGCCCCCTGATCCTCGGTTGAGCCTTCTGCGGGCCGGCGCGCGCCGGCCCGCTTTACATCCATTCGGAAAGGATCCCCCGCGCCATGCGCGACCAGCTCTCCACCCTCCATGTCCTCAACGCCATCCCGCCCATCGCCGCGCGGACGGACAACACGGCCATCGTGTCGGCCATCATCGACCGCGCCGGCTATGACAGCCTCACCTTCGGCATCGCGGTCGGCACCAACACCGACACGAACGCGACCTTCGCTGTCACGATGGAGCACGGCGACGCCGCGAACCTTTCGGACACGGCGGCGGTCACGGCGGCCGATGTGTCCGGCACGCTGGCCCTGGCCGGCTACACCTTCGCGGATGACGCGGAAAGCCGGAAGGTCGGCTACGTCGGCGCGCGCCGCTATGTGCGCCTGACCATCACGCCCAGCGGCAACGATGCCGGCAACATCTTCATTGCCGCGCTGGCGATCCTGGGCAACCCGGCGAACGCGCCGACGCCGAACCCGCCGGT